CAGATTTCGAACTTATCGTCAAGATGCTTGAGTACATTCTCAGTGACACGGGCAAACCCGGTCATGGCGACAATATCCCCACACCACAAAAGCTTTGGTTTCTTACTCATTTAGCGGTAATATTCTCCACCCAACTATACACAGTTTGAAGGAGTTATCGACCTTACAAGTTCTTTCTCCTCTACATTTTCAGCGGCAAGTCTATTTTTTAAATACTGTGCAGCTGCGTGAGTATCAGTTTCTTCCCCGCAGGTATAAAGATCGATAGCGCAGTAGCCGATCTCAGGCCAGGTGTGGATTGAAGCGTGGGACTCGGCAAGGAGTGCCAAGACGGTCACCCCTTGTGGTTCGAATTTATTACTGATGATCCGCAGAACATTAGCTTTCGCCATGCGTAATGCGGATTCCAGTGCTTGCACCAGTAGCTGACGGTCATCCAGCACAACTTTGCTGCAGCCGTACATGTCCAGAATCAGGTGCCGACCGTCGCTCATTCCTCTTCTCCTGAGTTGGGGTTGTGGTTTTTATCGATGATGTCGCCGTAGTGAACACGCCATTCATCTTTGTTTAAACCCACCTCGACGATAGAGGGGAACTTTTCATATTTCTGGTCAGATGAGCGGCAAGCCACGTTGACCACCCGCATTCCCCTACGATTCTTGAACTTATAAACGTTGAGCTGGAGCTGGTGAACACAGATGTCCATCAGCAGGGACTCAAAACGACTGCGGCCCAGGATGTTGCTGTTGGACGACCGAGCAAATTCGCAGTAGCTGGCATAGAGCCACTTATCCCAGTTGACGAAAATGTTGGACGTGCCCCCTGGGGAATGCTTAGCCAAGCCAATGGGAGTGGAGATGCCCGGATCAAAGATGAGGCAGTGCTCCATCCAATCCATGATCTGGTTGGATTTCAGGATTTGTTCCCGGTGATGCTTGGCAAAGAAGTCAACTTTCTTGTTGGTTTCCATCAGGTATTCCCGCATCTCTGCCTCCGAGAGATCGAGGACCCAATTCACCAATCCGGGAAGG